ATGTTGAAAAAAGATTTTTGGTACGATCTCCCCAAAGAGCTGATTGCGCAGGAACCGGCCAGCCCCCGCGACGCGGCGCGGCTGATGGTGCTGCACCGCGACAGCGACGCGATAGAGCACCGCATCTTCCACGATCTCCCGGAGTATCTTATGCCGGGGGACCTGCTGGTGGTGAACAATTCCAAGGTATTGCCGGCCCGGATCGTGGGCGTCAAGCAGCCCACCGGCGCCGTCTGTGAGCTGCTGCTTCTGCGGCAGGTGAAGGGGGACCAGTGGGAATGCCTGGCCAAACCCGGCAAGCGGATGCACCCGGGCAACGTGGTCACCTTCGGCGACGGCACCCTGACCGCCACCGTGGACCAGACCATGGAGGACGGCAACAAGCTGGTGACCTTCCGCTACGACACCGAAACGCTGTACGAAAAGCTGGACGCCTTTGGCAAAATGCCGCTGCCCCCCTACATCACCAAGCAGCTGGAGGATCAGAGCCAATACCAGACCGTCTACGCCAAAGAGCTGGGCAGCGCCGCCGCCCCCACCGCCGGCCTCCACTTCACCCCCGAGCTGATGGACGCCATCCGGGCCAAAGGGGTGGGCATCGCCGAGGTGACCCTCCATGTGGGGCTGGGCACTTTCCGCCCGGTGCAGGAGGACGAGATCACGGACCACAAAATGCACAGCGAGTGGTATTCCATCAGCGAGGAGACCGCCCGCCAGATCCGGCAGACCAAGGCCGCCGGACGCCGGGTGATCGCGGTGGGCACCACCAGCTGCCGCACCCTGGAGGCGGTGGCCGCCCGGTACGGCGAGATCCAGGCCTGCAGCGGCAACACCAGCATCTTCCTCTACCCCGGGGTGCCCTTCCGGTGCATCGACGGGCTCATCACCAACTTCCACCTGCCCGAGAGCACCCTCATCATGCTGGTGTCGGCGTTCTACGGCTACGACAAGACCATGGCCGCCTACCGCGCCGCCGTGGAAGAGCGGTACCGCTTTTTCTCTTTCGGGGACGCGATGCTAATATTATAAAGGATGGGCGTTTTGCCTGAAAATAGCCAAAATCGGCTTGAATACTTGCTATTTTGCCCATTTTTCAGAGAGCTTTTCCGCTCTCAAAAGGCTGCTTTGAGGCATCCTATAAACGATCTAACCTCCGATGGTTATGATTTTTTACAAACTTTTTATGCGTTGAAACTGTTATAATCGAGATTTTTATACAATAAGGCCCAGGACTTGCTTTAAGCCCTGGGCCTTGCTGTTATTTGTAGAGGAAGCGGTGCGTCATGCCGTTTTTGAATGCAATAGAGACGACCCGTCCGTCATCGACCTCAATCTGATCAATGATGGTGAGCAGGAAATTACGCGGAACGCTGGGGTCGATCTTCCGTATGTAGTTCTCGTAGTCTACATAGCGGCTATTTGTCAGCTTCTCGGCCATGATGAAGTAGCTGGCCTTTTTTATCATACTATCGTCGCTTAGCGGCGCGTCCATACCGGTAGATCGCAGCTCTGCCAGTCTGGCTTCGATCTCGGTCAGTTCCTTGGCTATCTTCTCGCGCTCGATGATGAATTCGGCTTGGGAAGGTTCTTCGTCCCCGTACAGGTAGAGGGATTTTAGCCGGTTCATGGCCATTTCCGCTTTCCGGCGCCGGTCTTCCAGAATTTCGCGCTCAGACAGCGACGCATTTTTATTGAATACGATGGGCGGCCTATACTCCATTCCACTCTGCCCAGACAGGAGAATTCTCAGCATATCCTCCAATCCAGACCGCTCAATATGATCTACTTCGCTGAAAACATCCCCGCGAAGCAGCTTTTGCTCAAGAGCGGCCAGCGTTGTGTTCGGTCCCACATTCCCTTTGGCTCGTATGATGTTGGCGATGTAGTTGAATACAAACGGGCCAAGGGTAACGTCTGTAATGTACTTGTTCGGGCACTGTTTGGGGCTGACCCTGTGCCTGGAACACCCATATAAGGATGGCCGCCAGCCGTCGGCCCGGCGCCTATCCAAGGTGGCGCTCATGTTCGAGCCGCACTTCGCGCAGCGCAGCAATCCGGCAAAAACGTGGATGTTCTTTTTGACGTAGGATTTTCCTTCATCCACACCGCCGCGTCTGTTCCGTTGCAGGACGTATTGCACACGTTCAAATCGCTCTCGGGAGACGGATGGGGCGTGGTGATCGGGTATCCGTATCCACTCTTTTTCATCCTTGCGTTTGTATCCAGACCCCTCCCTGGTCACGTTATACAGATAGTCACCGGCGTAGAAGACACTGGTGAGGATCTTGTACACGGTGGGGGTTGTCCACGGTTTCCCGGTTCTAGATCGCAGCCCCATCTGATTGAGGTGGTTCACGACATAGTTGACGGATTGGTACTGCTCGTAGGTGTCCCAGATGATGTTGACAACCTTATTTTCAACCGGATCGATGGAGAACTCTTTGGTTTCCCTGTCGTAGCTGTATCCGTAGGGGATCCGCCCGCCGTTCCACTGGCCGTTGCCGGCCCTGGACAGCATGACAGCGGTAACGCGCTCGGAAGTCATGTTCCGTTCCAGCTCCGCGAAGACCAGGATGATTTTGAGCATGGCCTCGCCGACAGCGTTGCTGGTGTCGAACTGCTCGTTTTTGCTGACGAAGGCCACGCCCAGGTCCTTCAGTTCTTTGTACATGGCGGCAAAGTCCAGTAGATTTCGGCTGATACGGTCGATCTTCCAGACCAGCAGGTGAGAGAACTCGCCGGTGCGCAGCCGTCCCATCATGAGCTGGTAGTCAGGCCGGTCGGTGTTTTTGGCGGAATAGCCGGCGTCCTCGAAGATAACGTAGTCAGGTATGCCCAGCACCATCTCGGAGTATACCGACAGCTCCCGCCTCTGTACTTGCAGAGAATCCCTGTCTACCTGATACCGCGTAGACACGCGGATATAGATGGCCGCCTTCTTCTTTTTCAAATTGTCAGATATCAACACGTTTCAGCCCTCCGTCCCAGGCGCCCCTACTACACAGATTAGGAATGCTTACAGGGTTTATAGACAACCAGAAACCCTCCATCCTTCATGCAGGATTCAATGCTTTTTGAGAGCCTATTCCCGTCGCTAAAAGAAAGCTCCCCGCAAGCAACCATGAGGTCGATGATGCGGTACGCCTGCTTGCATACCTTATAAGTGTAGTCTTCCGCGATGGAGTTCAGGTCTTCGTACCCCAGCGAAGCCAACAGGTCAAGACCCTGCTGGGTGACAGGCTCGTTCAGGCGGAATGTGATCTGCCCGGTAGGAGAGAGCAGGATGCTCTGGATGACCAAAGTGCGGTCCGCACCGGACAACGATACATTCTGTCCGATACAAATAAGGTGCGAGGAAAGGTTTTTCGGCTCGACGCGGCGGGCCGGCGGATCAATCTCCATGTTTATCATCTGGCGCATCTGTCTTCGCGGCCTCCCTATACTTAGCCAGCACTGCCTGCACGACATTCTGATCGTCCTTGGTGGCGAGGGAATACAGCCACGCCACCTCCTGCAAATTGGCCGGCATGACGTTGTACCGCTCACCCGTGAGACCTAGGAGCCAATCAACGGAGATGCCAAAGTAGTTGGCGATCTTTATCACATATTCAAGGTCAGGGGAGCGGACGCCGTTCAGATACCTGGATAGAGCTGCCGTGCTCATGCCCAGCTCAGCGGCCATATCCGCCTGGTTCATGCCTCGGTTGTTGATGAGGACCTTCAGGTTTTTGCGGAATGGTTCAAATTTGTCTTTGTTACGTTCTGCCATGATGAAATCTCCTTTACCAGCATGACGCTCTTTGTTACCATTATATCTTGAGGAGGTAAAAAAGGCAACAAAACACCCAAAAAGCAATGCAAAATATATTGACTTTTACCAGTTGGTAATGTATAATAATAGTACGGAAACAAAAGGAGGTGAACGTTATGAAATCGCACGAGTTCAACAAGATCCGGGCCATGCGCAAAGGGTATGGTTTTACCCAGAAGTATATGGCTGAAAATTTGGGAATGTCTGTATCTACCTATCAGAACAAGGAAAAGGGCCGTGTGCGATTTTCGGATAAGGAGAAGGTGAGCATGGCGCGTATCCTCCAACTTTCAGCAGATCAGGTGAACGATATTTTTTTTGACGGGAAATTACCAATCGGCAATGCAAATTAACTGATTGGATGTTTGCGAGTCTATTATAAGGCATTTGGGAGTGATAAAAAATGGGGCGTGAGGCTACAAAAGCAGCCGGTAATGTGTGGTACGAAGCTAGAAAAAAGGCTGCTGAGTATGACGGCAGACTGGCAAGCCGGGAAGGGGCTGCCGAACAGTTGGGAATGTCTGCATCGGCTTTGGCGGATGCAGAGCTTGGATTATCAAAGTTCATGCCTGTGGACAAGGCGGTCCTGATGGCTGACCGTTACAACGCACCCCACTTGCTGAATTGGTACTGCCTGCATGAGTGTCCGATTGGGTGCCGGCAGTCTATCTCAGACAAGGTGCTCGGTATTGAGCGTGTTACCGTTAAGCTGCTGAAAAGCCTTCGCGTGGATGAGCTGACGGAGATCAAGGACTCGCTCGTGGACATCGCGGCTGATGGCGTCATCTCGGAGGACGAGAAGCCGGAGCTGAAAGAGATCTTGGCGTACCTCGATGAACTCACCAAAACGATCAGTGAGCTGCGCAGCATTGGAATCAAGGTTCTTAACGGGGAAGCAGGGGATGGAGGTGCTTGAACTGATGGAGATCCTAAAAAAAGAGTACGGTATCACGACTGAACAGGAGCTTGACAAGGCAATCGAAGAACTTGGAGGGCTGGACATCACAGCATTCCAGTGCGAACTGAAAGAAGAGGAAGCGAAGGATGGAAACAAGAGAAAAAATCTCCACAATACCGGAAGTTCCGGGTCTTGAGTTCGATGAAGCAGGTCACATCTACCGGCTGGATGACATTATCATTCCGAGCGTATCCGCCGTTATGGCCCCGCTCTCAAAGGTTAAGTATGACGGCATCAACAGCAGGACGCTGGAGAAGGCAGCCGGAAAGGGAACGGCGGTACATAATGCCATCGAGAACTGGCTCAAGTTTGACATTGAAGACGTACCGCCAGAGCATCAGGGCTATTTTGATGCGTTCCAGATCTGGTGGGACAAGTACAAGCCGGAAGTCGTTGGTTCGGAAATCAGGATGTGCCACCGGCTTATGCGATACGCCGGAACGGCAGACTTGGTTGCTTACATTGATAGTGAGCTGACGCTGGTGGACTACAAAACAACTTACACCATCAGCGACATGACCTGCGGCGTCCAGCTTGAGGCGTATGCGCAAGCCCTCGAAAATATGGGCGTCAAAGTGCAGAAAAAGGGCATCCTCCACCTCAAGAAGGACGGAACCTACGAGTTCAGGGGATACCCGATCAAAGATGTAGACCGGTGGCGGGTGTTTGGCGCGCTGAAGATGGTATACGACTACATCGAGTCGTTTGAGTGATTTTCATTTGAGAAAGGATGGCTACTATGAAGGAATTGGCAACGGTTGGAAGCAACGCTCTGGTCCTCGAAACGGCAGAAAATGAAACCCTCGACCGGGAGGTGAGTTTGATCGAGCAGCGGGCGGAAGGCGTCCCCGTCACAAACGATGTGGAGTTTGCTTCTGCGGGCGGTCTCCTCAAGGAGATTAAACAGATGCAGAAGAAGGTCAAGGAATACTGGGAACCCCTTCGCGCGAAAGCCAAGGCTGCCTACGATGATGTTTTGTCCCGCAAAAAGGAAATGCTTGACCCGCTGGAAGCTGCGGAGAAGACATTGAAGGCTAAGATGGGCGCCTACTCCGATGAAAAGAACCGGAAGGCCCGTATGCAGGAAGAAGCTATGCGTCTGCTGGCGCGTCAGGAGATGGAGCGCAAGCTGGAAGAGGCTGCGGCGGCTGAAGCAGAAGGCGATGCGGTCGGCGCTGAGTTCGCCTTGGCTGAGGCTGAGGTAATGGAAGGCGTTGCTTCCAGCAGCGTTATTCGGGCAAAGCCCCCGAAGGCAGATGGCGTATCCCGGAGCAGGACGTGGGAGATTGTCGAGGTGGACAGCTCGATGGTTCCGGTCAATTTTGGCGACGAAGAAATCCGCCCGGTCGATTTGAAAGCTGTCATGCGCATTATCAAAGCGTCCAAGGGGACGGTACAGATCCCTGGCATTAAGTACGAAGAAAAGACGACGATCAGTGTCCGGGGATAACCGGATGGAGCAGGAGGTTTTGAAATGGCTAATATGCAGTTGAGCAAAGCGGAACAGAACGCTCTCAGCGTAAGCTACGAGGTTATGGGCACCCGCGTTGACCTGGACCTTGATTTCGTCAAGCGCTACCTTGTTCGCGGCGCGGCTGATAAGGTCAGCGACCAGGAATTGGTGTTTTTTATGAATCTGTGCAAGATGCAGAAGCTCAACCCGCTTGTCGGTAACGAGGTGTACTGCATCAAGTACGGCAGCGACCCTGCCCAGGTGGTTGTTGGCAAGGGTGCGTATCTCCGCCGAGCTTACGAGCACCCGGATTACATCTGTAAGGAAGACGGTATCGTGGTTGCCCGCGGCAATGAAGTTGTCCAGAAAGAAGGGTGCTGCCTCTATCCTGGCGAAAAGCTCATCGGCGGATGGTGCCGCGTCCACTTCACCCGGAACGGGAAAGAGCTTTCCTGCTTCAAGGAAGTCTCGCTCAGTGAGTATGACAAGGGCCAGGCCAACTGGAAGGTCAGACCGGCTACCATGGTGAACAAGGTGGCGGTCAGCCAGTGTGTGAGAGAAGCATTCCCGAAGGACTATGAGGGTCTTTACTCCGAAGACGAAATGGTTGCATCCGGCGCTATTCCGGCCAACTTTAGGGAACTCCCCGATGAACCGCCTGCCGAGGAAGAAAAGACCATCACGCAGGACCAGCGGCAGGCATTGTTCCGCATGGCAAAAGAGCATCTGGGCAAAGATGCGAACGATGCTTTGAAGGATATCATCTCGAAGCATGGATACCAGTCCACCAGCGGTATGCCGGAGTCCGTCTACAAAGAGGTGGTGGACGAAATTGCAGATTTGGCTGACGCCAGAAGAACGGTAGAGGAAGCCGCATTGGGGGCTGAACCCATTCAGGCATAACTTTATCAATCCGGGCCTCAGCCCAGGGGGAAGGACACGGGAATGAAATGCACCAGCATCTACAAAAGCATTGATGGGCCAAAGCTCAGAAGGCTATATAAGGCGCTCGGATGCAGCAAACCGGAAGCCATCGGCATCCTGTACTTTCTCTGGGACTGGGGCCTTGATAATGCCGATGAGGACGGGATACTCGTCGGGTTGGGGAAGGATGATGTATCCAGATACCTATATGGTGTCAGCTCGGACTGTGGACTCAACATGAACGATGTGGTAGATGCCCTTGTTGACACTGGATGGCTGGACGAAACCGGGGACGGCTTGGTACTCCACGATTGGTATGACTGGCAGGGATCGTATTACCGAGCCAAAGAGCGCAGGAAAAAGGACGCAGCCAGAAAGGCCGAAGAACGAAGGATAACAAGAAAAATGGAAGCCAAGGTAACCCAAGCTGCGTCCGCTTCTCCGGTTTCTGAACTGCCAGTCGCTCAAGAGGAAGAACCTGTACAGGAGTCTATGTTTGGTGCCGCCGATATTAAACCGGCCAGGACTCGGGTGGAACCGGTTAAGCCTGGGTATGCAGAAGGCTTCTTGCGATTCTGGGAGGAATACCCACGAAAGCTGGAAAAGGGAGACGCCTACAAGAAGTATCAGGCCCGCCGAAAAGACGGTTTCTCGGATGAGGAACTTATTCAATCTGCGAAGAACTACGCGGCGGAGTGCCGTAGTCGAAGGACGGAGAAAGAGTATATCAAGCATCCCAAAACCTTCTTGAGTGATAGCCTCCCATTCACAGACTACCTCCCGAAGAACGATGATAAACCGAAAACGCAGCAGAGCGGAAACCCGTTTGAGGAATGGGGGGATTTAGATGAATGATGAAATGAGCGCATTCAGCATTATTAAATCGGTAGCCTCCCGCGGTCTTGCAGATCAGACCAAGCACGAGGGAGATCGAGTTGACGGCAGAGGGATTCTCATCTGCGGCAAATGCGGGGAGCCTCGGCAGATGTTCAAGAGCTTTCCGAATCCCAGCAAAGAGGACCCTCAGCACAGGAGCACCATCAAGGTAGTGGTCATGTGCAGGTGCGAAAGAGACGAGGCAGCGAAGAAAGAAAAGGACAGGGAGTTTGCCAGAGAGTATGGCAAGATTCAGGCCATCCGTGAGGCTAGCCTTATGGACAACAGATTTTCAACCGCGACCTTTGAGGTATTCCGGCGCACCTCTCACAACGACCGAAACCTCAGGCTCTGCAAGAGGTTTGCGGAGCGGTTTGACCTGATGATGGAGAAAAATCAGGGCCTCCTCTTTTGGGGAGACGTTGGAACTGGAAAGAGCTTTGCGGCCGCCTGCATCGCCAATTACCTGCTCGAAAAGAAGATCCCGGTTATCATGACTTCCTTTGTGAAACTGTTGGATATCGCATCTGGAAAGCTCGGTGGCGATGCTATCTTATCGAGACTGAGCTGCGCAAAGCTGGTTATCTTCGATGACCTCGGCGCAGAGCGGGGCACAGACTATGCGCTGGAGAAGGTCTACAACATCATTGATACTCGATACAGGAACAAGCTCCCGATGATCCTGACAACGAACCTGTCTATTGATGATATGAAAGCGGAGCAGGATATTCGCTACAGCCGCATCTATGACCGGATCCTGGAGGTCTGTTATCCGATGCAGTTCACTGGGCCGAGCTGGCGGAAGCGGGAAGCGTCCAGACGGTACAATGAGATGGAGAAGCTGCTGGAGGTGGATCAAGCGTGACGGTCAAATTTACGGTTTTGGGCGAACCACGCGGGAAACAGCGTCCGCGCATGACCAGAAACGGTCATACATACACGCCGGCAGAGACGGTCCAGTATGAAAACCTCGTCAGGATGGAATACCGCCGGCAGTGCAGTGACTACCGCTTCCCGGATGACGCTGCGCTGGATATGAGAATTATGGCCTACTACGCCATCCCCAAAAGCGCCAGCAAGAAGAAGCGTCAGGAGATGCTTGCGCACCGGATCCGGCCGCTGAAGAAAAGTGATTGGGACAACGTAGGGAAGATAATCGCAGACAGCTTGAACGAGATCGCATACAAGGATGATGTTCAGATCGTTGATGGACAGGTCAGGAAGTTCTACTCAGATCAGCCGAGGGTAGTTGTTACGATACAGGAAGCGTCCGCGTAACACACTTTCATTCAAGCCAATATGCGGACAAGCAAGGACTGCCTATCTCTGAACATCCCCCAGGCCGCCGGTTCGACCCCGGCTGTCCGCGCAACAAGAAAAATTAAAGGAGGGACATATGGGCTACATCAAGGATTTATGCGACAGGTCGCAGCTTTACAGATCGTGCATCGAAATCATCGCGGCGAACTACCGCGATGTTCTCGTGATGCGAAACAGTGAGCCGGCGCAGCGCAAAGCTCTCAGACTGGCTCTTGATGAGATGAGCAAGGGTCTGAAAGAAGTGGAAGGGGAGGAACGGGCCGATGGTTAATACGGTTGGCATCCCTCAACCTGAGGTGATTCGTGCTCTGGAGCTTACGGTCGGCACC